CTGAGGCTTGTCCGACGTTTAGATGATCACTTTGAGCTTCGTCGTCTTACGGCTGCTCATCCTCGTCGTCTTCATCTTCGTCGTCTTCATCTTCATTGTCGTAACGCGGTTTGCGACGAGGTGGCAAGTCATCCTCATCATCTTCGTCGTCATCTTCGTCGTCATCATCTTCTTCGTCGTCAACCGCAGCACGCTTTTTAGTTGCCCGCTTCTTTGTAGGCAATTCATCTTCATCTTCGTCGTCATCTTCGTCGTCATCTCTTACTTTGGCACGCTTCTTAAGCCCAGCTTTTGATTTTGAACTTCGTCGTCTTACGGGCTGCTCATCCTCGTCTTCCTCGTCGTCTTCATCTTCATTGTCCTTCGGACGACCTTTTGCGACAGCGGCGATATGATCATAATCAAAGTATTGGATCACTTCCGTCAGTGGGTTATCCTGGATGAACATCAGCCACTCATCAACAATTTCAGGATCATCGTTTAGAGGACTCTCTCGTCTAGCGATTTGTGCCCCAATATATTTTGTTTTAAGACCCTTACCTTTACGAGTAAAGTCTATATCAAATCCTTCTGCAGGATCGTCAATTGCAAATACTTCTCCTGACTTCTTATCAATTGATAAGTTTGAGAAATCCCTATCAACAGTCCAAGGCATTGACCAAAGCAACGGCCCAGAATCTTCGTTGGCACGGTCAATCACCCATACCAATACACGTTTGGTAGCCGTCAACATTTTTGCGTAATCGGCATCACCTTCAGCTTCGGCCTTCTTACGCTCTTCACAAACGGGGCACTTTTCTCCTAACATTTTGTTCAAACAAGCATAAGATTGATTATCCGAACCAACACCGTAATGTACAAATACATCTAGTCCGTAATGTTCTGCGTCTGGCCAGGTCGGTGGCATTATTCGCAAAGAATAATCCCCTTCCTTAGGATTGAAAGAAGCAAAATTGCTTTTGAGAATGGAATCAAACAAACCCCCACTCTGATGTGCTCGCTTTTCTACGGCTTTCTTATCCCGTTTTTTGTACTTGAATCTACTTTTCTTTGACATCCTTCTTACTCCTAATAGCATTGTGAAACGCTGAATGAATAGCTGCTAACCGACCGGCGTACCAGCCACGACCAGCTACCCAAAATATAAAATACACACACCAACAAAACAATGGAACTAATACAACACATGAAACGTCAACCCAGATGCTACTCATTTTTAGACCTCCGACGTTTAGCTAATGTTTCTCTGCTCATAGCATAGCTTTCCTGTTGAACATCACGTGATGCTTTTCCTCGTACACTGGATGTAGCAAAATATCCGGCTATATATAGAGAAGCTAAATCCTTCAGCACGTAACCGCGTTGTTGAAATGCTTCTTTAACCGCTAACGCCTCTTCTGCTTGCTGTTTACAAGACAAGTACTCTGAGACAGCCTCCCTGTAATCTGAGGCTTTTTCTATCATAGAAGCAACAATAGCTTCAGTCAGTTTTGTACCATCTTCAACACTCTTACGACGTATTTTTAATGATCTACTAGCATGTACTACCGATACAGTTTCTTTAGCCGCGTCACGATCTGAAACTGCCTCTGTGTACAATAGAGAAGCCTTCAAAAACAACTCTGGCTGTAAAATCAGAGCTTCGTCTAAAGCGTTGCGGTCGATTTTCAAGTCTTGTGATAGTTGTTTATTCATTGCTTAACCTTTACAAACACACTAAAATAAAACTCACGGCGGGCCGGACTTGATACCGGCTTGGACTTTTGCCGTTGTATTGGGCACAATGCGCGGCAGCGTACCGCGTGTATTGTTTTGCCTCAACCATTCTCGGCGAGCCGGGTAAGTTGCAATCTTTCCAGCCGTCCCACCTACTGCTCAGGCGTGTCCTTCCACGCCGCCGCCGTGAGTTTGTTTCAATTCCTTCTTACAACTAATTATACAAATAACCTCCGAAGTAACTAAACCTTTTAATCGTCGAATATCAACCTACCGATACTTAATAGTAACGGCGCAAATCCTTCGGAACTATTGTATGGTTCTGAGAAACAATCCATAATCTCTAACGCTCGTCCCGCTTGCTCGTTTGACTTTGAACCTAAAGCTACCTTTGTCAAATAAGTTAATGTAACAAGTCTAATGCTTTCGGGGTTCAATTCTCTCAACGGTTCTAATAGTTTAATAATGTCTGCCCATTTTGTTTTGCCGTTTATTATTGCTTTAACAAAATCAACAGCCTCGCCGTCTTCATCCACTTTACGCAAAAGTGTCAAAGCCTCTTTAATGTCTTTGCACCTATAACATTGCGATAAATAAGACAATGCTTGTCTCGGTGATCCATTGCTTTGTCTGGCGATCAACGCCAATATATTCTCAGGCGTCTTGTAACCCTCAGATTCAACTACACGCAACAACAAATCCACAATCAAGTCTGTTTTAACAGGTTGAAGCTGAAACATGGCACAACGAGTATTTATTGTTACCGGAACCTTGTTAGGTTCTGTGGTACAAAAAATCCAATAGACATGCTCCGGTGGTTCTTCTACTGATTTCAACAGACTTTGCCACGCCTGTTTTGATAATGAGTGGCATTCATCAATAACAACTACTTTGGTTGCTGACTCACCAAAACCTTTGTAGGGCAGCGTTTCATTTATGAGCCGCATTGCATCAATGCCTGTATGAGTAGCTGCGTCTATCTCTAACAAGTTCTGCTTCGAGCAACCTACTACGTTGGCTACAATACGGGCTAACGTAGTTTTACCGATACCTGACGGCCCTACAAACAAAAAACTACGCTTGGTTTTTTGTTTAATAATTCCACGTAATGATTTTACCACAGCATCTTGACCTACAACATCTCCCCACGCTGCGGGACGGTACTTACGAGATAGATCTTGTTCCATTGCTAGTCCTAAAATAATGTTGTCAATTTAATTTTAGTTTTTGGTAAATCTCTAAAAAGGTTTGGTCTAGTTAATTCATCCTTAATACGCTTGGCAGCTATATTGAAATACTTCGTATCATTATCACAACCAACAAACTTACGGCCAAGATTCATACAAGCCACGCCGGTCGTGCCGCTACCCATAGCGAAGTCAAGAACGGTTTCTCCTTCGTTGGTGTAAGTCTTAATTAGGTACTCCATTAGGGCAACTGGTTTTTGGGTTGGGTGTATGGACTTAACACTTGATCCAGCATTAGATTGCACTATTATTGTCTTTGGATACCACTTATCATAAACCACATTACTAGGGGCGTTCTGTTTTGTACCTCCCATGATGTTGGTACGAGCGTATTCGGTAGTTTTGTGAACTGCTACTTTGTCTTTTGGCCTATCAATCATCTGAGGATTATACGTTGGGGCCTTTTTGTAGAATACAGCTATATCTTCGTGTTGTGCCAAGGGCCTTCTTTTCGCTACAAGATGTCCCCTAGCTGTAACTTTGTCCCATACCCAACAATACTTAAACATCCTTAGATTGCTTGTTACAAGTACGCTCGTAAACGGCTGGGCTGCCGTTATAACAATCACACCGTTCGGCTTAATCACCCTCTTCAACTGATCCCACATCGGCTCTAGCGGAATGATTGAATCCCACTTGCAGGCCGTCGTTCCATAGGGTGGGTCGCATAAAACCATATCTACACTGCCGGCTTCCAGCGTCGGCAATACGTCCAAGCAATCGCCGTGGTATAGCTTCACCGAACCATCATCAGTTTGCCAAGTAGGAATAATCAGCCTATTACGTTTCATAACATCCATCATCTGAGAAAAATGTTCCTACTTTATTCATATCGGCCCAATTCTTACCGATAGTTACTTCTACACTTAACGGTACATCTAGCCATTTATACGAAGAACTTAACATCTCCGTTATTATGATTTCACTCAACTCGTCTTGACGACGTCTAGGCAAGTAAAACGTCAAATCATCATGTATGTTAATTACAGGCTGCAAAGCTGGTTCATCCATTTTCTCCGCCAATACACTTAAACGATTCATGCCATCTACTACAACATCAGATGCTGTTCCTTGAATAGATGTATTTAGAGCTTCATTCTTTGTCATTGGCGCACGCCGCCGCCTACCTGTTAAACAACTAATATAACCATCACGTTTGAATGCTGCTAAACTTTTCTTCTGCCAACGGCGAACTCCTGCAAATTCATCCCAAAACTCGTCAAACAAATCACGGCAAGCTTGTATATTCATCCCCAACATACGAGCTATATAATCAGAATGTGCCCCATAAAATGCTGGAAAAACAAGTTGGTTCTTTACGGCACTTCTCAACTTCTTTATGTCTTTTTCATGCCGACGATAAACTTTTGAGTCGGCCTTAGCCACACGCTCCGCCCAATCTAAATGTACGTCGTATCTATTCAACAGCGTCTTTTTCACATACGCATCATTAGCTGCTACACCTATAATTCTATACTCTAATTGACCGTAATCAGCGGACAATATAACATGACCCTTAGGTGGAACAACTATAGCACGTATCCAAGCATCTTTACGTTTGGGGAAGTTCTGAAGATTTGGACTATCACTGCTTAGGCGTCCTGTAACCGTAAACAAATCATTAAACTTTGTATGAATACGGCCATCTAAATGCACTGACTTACCAGCACGTCGAAAACCATCACAATACGTGCTGCGTAACTTGCTCTTGTTCCGCAAGTCTAAAATATATCTAGCTATAGGCAAGTCAATCCTGGATAACGCTTCCCCGTCTACGCTATACCCACTTTTATTCTTTGTAGATTTACCTTCTTGCCTACCCAATAAATCACAAAACAACACCTTTAATTGTGCTGGCGAAGTTGGTGATAATTCTTTACCCGTCTTCTTTTTATACAAAGCAGCCTCTTCTGTTTTTGAAATCTTTTGTAGACATGATTCTATATTACCACCTAGATCAGTATCAAATCTATCTACACAATCAAAATCGACTAACAAGCCTACTTGTTGCGCTTTTACCAACGTAAAAATACGCCTGATATGTTCACGATAAATACCAAACAAACCTTGCTGTTTAATATCTGCTTTTTGCACTCCGTATAACCGTGCAGTGTACTTCGCGTCCAAAGCGTTGTAGCTCAACAACCGCTCCATGGATAAAGCCATAAGCTGAGAGCGATCTACATCACTAACTTGCTTCAAACGAAAGCCAAATCTCTGCAAACAAAGAAAATCCAAAGCCAAACTATTTTTACGTTCGTCCAACACATAAGCCTGAGTCATTGTATCGCCCCAGCCCTTGCGTCGCCAAGGTGGATTATGACCAAAAATAAGTGTAAGCCACTCAAGCTCAAAAGGTAGATTGTGAGCCACCTTAATACAGCTACTTCGCAAGAAGTCGTAAATCAACTTGAATACGAGATTCAATTGATCGGGTGTCCACGGCGTACCTTTGCAATTTACAGGCAACGTCCAGGTCTCTTTACCATCTGAAAACGCTATTGACAACAATCCTTTTTTTGTATCGTCTAGCACGTCAAATGGCCGTAAACCAGTGGTCTCTATATCGAACGCAACCGCCGCCTTTTCTTGTGACCACGATAACAGCCTACGCTCTAGCCTCTTGAGGTTTTTTACATCAGTGGCGTACTTTACCCCAACCTGTAAATCGGCCGGGAGAACCAACGTGGGTGGCCCTAAACGTGTATCCTCTACCAACAGTAGATCACCCAATTTGCGTAAATCTTGCTGGAACGCTATAACTACGCCCTTGTCTGGATCAGTACGTTTAACATACGACGGGTGCATAATTGGATAAAACCAACAAGCATGCTTTCCAATCTTAATTGGCGTTAGTCTCCCACACCACTTTGTTATTGATGGCTCACCTATAGCCCATTCTAAAGCTACGCCACCAACACCAACTACTATATCAGGCTTTGTTTTTTCAATATCAGCTTCTACGGATGTTCGGCACCTCTCCCATTCTTCTCGTATAGGAGTACGATTGTTTGGTGGACGGCAACGGCAGCAGTTGTTCCATCTAGTATTTACTTTTTCACCATCAAGTGCTTCTTGCATAGCCTCACGTAAATACTTACCAGACGATCCAATAAACTGAACACCTTCATTATCTTCATCAGCGCCAGGAGCTTCACCCACAATATAAATCGTAGGTTTCTTACTGCCTGTAGGCTTCATTTTTGGGTGCTGCAAATCATCTGATAACAGTGGACACCCTTTACAACCAAGATGCTGATATTTGGAATAATCAACTTCTACTACTGCTTTCGTAGCTTTTACCTCTCTCTGCCGTGAACTACCCACGAGGCGTCTGGGCTTTTTCTTCTCAGTACGAGTCTCAAAAAATCCCTGAATCATAATTACTCCAATTAAATGTGCCGGCTTGCCAAGTATTTCTGCAATTGATTCTGAAAAAGTTGTACTGCATACCATTTCAGATAATACAGATAATACAATGGTGATTTATCAATGGTCTACTCCTTCGCCTTCACTCCAATCAGCGCATCAAACCCATCGCCCTGCAGATGCAAACATTGAGTAGCAATTCCAATTCGTGAAACAAAGCCCAAATAGCGGGATAGACACTCTGAGCTAGAAAACACCTCAATCGAATCCTCCCCCAAATCAATCTTCACGCTGTCCCGCACTTCGCAGCCCTGGCCTTTTGTTATCATAATAAGCCTACCGTCCGCGTAACTGAACTCGGTCAAATCTTTATCCGCAACTATAGCCCGCTCTAAGCACCGGGCAAAAGCTGAAGGAACATCCGCCTTGGGAATCTCCTTCAGCTTAGCAGCCTCAAACGCTTTCTCAAATTGTTCCGGGTTGGCGTCTGGTAACACCTTACCAAAGAGCTCTAGCTCTTTGGACATCCCAAGGATGTTGTTTTTTGGAGTAATAACCAAGTTAGCCCCTTTCATCGCCAGCAGTAAATCATAGAAACGAGGTAACAAAATGAATTGTTGCCCCTCCAACTTCGATTCAGAATGATTCAAAACCACACGAACAATCGTCAGATTATCTGCAGCATACAAAGTCAGTTTCTTCCGTCCAAACACGCATGTAATTCCTAGTCTTGAAGGAAAGGCCGAGTCTCTACCCGCAGAGCAGGAAGCAATCTTAAATGCCCGCTGTAGCTTTTCATCCACGACCAATTTAATTCCTTTTTTGGATGGTGGCGTGAATGGAAACTCGCTTTGAGGTAAAAATGCAAAACGAGCCTTCGTCCGACCCAATTTCAGTACCACTTCAGATTTCTCCGCGATGCATTCCACCGAGGAGGCCCTAGAAGAACTTAGTATGGCCAATAATCTATCCCCCACAATACAACCCTCAAAGTCCAAAGTACAAGGAGCGCGTAAAGCCACCACATCATCATAGGCAATTACGCAAGACCCATCGAAGCATAGATGCGTGAGAATGGGTAGAAACGTCTTATTGCTTATAGCACCCGCTACTCGTTTAAGCGTCGATAGTAAATCGGCTCGGTCCATCACTTCTTCTCCTTCTGATTGATAAATCCGGTACGTGTAAACTCCCGCAACGCCTCAAAGGACAGTTTACGGCACTCAAGGTAGGAGATCAACCGATCTTTAATACCTTCCTCCTGGAACAGCTGGTAATCTTCCTTAATGTTGCCGATGCCATAGTATATACGCACCCGTTTCGGCGCATACACCTGGGTGAACTTAGACGTAGCCGAGAAGAAGCCTGACAAACCATTTGAACGAAAAGGAACGGGCTTGTGATTCTGCATTACCGCCTGAAGATACCGCACTAGCATCCGCCGCCGCTCAACATCAGAATTGCGGGCCGTATCAAAATCAAAACCCAATGATTCAAAATACTCCTTAACGTAGGCTGCAGTCTGAGTACCCATCTTCTTCCAGAGAGTTTGCTGATTCCCAAACTCTGATATTCTTTGTCGGTCATTTATAATCACAATCTGAGGCGAAACCTCGTAAGTTACCCGCCCCACAGTATCCAACCGTGGAACATATACCTTGCCGTACAATGCAGGTGTTCTCCACGAAGTAGTGTCTACGCTATACCAAGGAAAGCGCGTCATTAACTCTGGTGAAGCTACACCAAACCCATGCAGCTTCACGGGCGGCCAACCCCGATCCCCGCAGAGGAAGGCAAACACCTCTTCCAGCCACCGCAAGCGCATACCAAAAGAGCCGAAGGCAATGCCACCTAATCCCAGATAAGTGACACCCTCACCCAACATCTTCTCCAGCCAGTACATCCGCTCTCCACGATGAAAGACGGGAATAGGATGTAGGCCCATCTTCTTTAGGCACAAATAATTTTGCCATCCTCGTTTTGCGGACTCCTCCACCTCAGCACTAGAAGGATGCTTGTCACCGCGTTCACCTGGAATGACATCAAGATTAACATAGCACTGTACTAATAATCCAGTTTTCTCCAGGTATTCAGCATACTGCTCCAAGTCAATCGGGTTGCCGCTTTTCCATGCTGAATAAGCACCAGAATCCAACATTAAGTTCACAGCAGGCTTGTCTAAGGAAGATTTTTTCTTCCTCCTAATCTTTTCTCTAAGCATTTTTACAACCTTGCAAAAATTCGGCTCTTGCCGAGGGATCAGTACGGAACACGCCTCTCAATGCGCACGTAGAAGTAACAATCCCGGCTTGCTGTATCCCTCTGGATTCCATGCAAGTATGTCGACATTCGAGGATTACACCAACACCTTGAGGCTGCAAACCTTCAGACAAAGCATCT